AAGAAGAAATTAATACATTGTTAGGCATGTCACACGATATGTTTAAACATATTGTTGCGCTGAATACATACACAGAACCGTTTTTAAGTATGCGCACTAATGATCAACGAGCTATTATTGAACAGTTATTAGGTATTACAATATTGTCTGAAAAAGCCGAAGGCTTAAAAGAACAGATGAAATTGAGCAAGGACGCAATTACTCAAGAAACACTTAAAATTGAAGCAATACAAAGTGCCAATGGTAAAATCGAAAGTACAATTGAAAGTTTAAGAAAAACACAACGAGCTTGGATATCAAAAAAACAACAAGACGTTACAAAGCTATCTAAAGCAATCGACGAGTTAGAACACTTAGACATCGATGTTGAACTAAATTCTCATGAAAGATTGCAGAACTGGACAGCGCATAATAATGCTATTTTGGCTCTTAAAAAAGAATTAAGCACATTAGAACCAGCACTACAACGTGCAGACAGGTCTGTTGAAAAGGCACAAAAAGATATCGCAGATTTAGATGATGCTACTTGTTATACTTGTGGTCAAGAACTACATGCAGACAAAAAAGCAGAAATAGCAGATCGTAAAACTAAAGAACTTGCTGATGCTATTGCATACCAGTCTGAGATTACTACTAAGGTAACTGACGTTGTAAAGGGCCTTAAAGACATAGGCGACATTAACGGCAAGCCTACTACGTTCTATGAAACTGCTAAAGAAGCATTTGATCATCGGCAAAATGTTGACAGTTTAAAACAAGCTCTAAGTACAAAAGAAACTGAAAATGATCCGTACGAAACACAGATCAACGAACTTAACAACTCAGCTATGCAAGACATTAACTGGTCTACAGTTAATGAAATTACAGATTATAAAGAGCATCAAGAATTCTTACATAAACTATTAACTAATAAAGATAGCTTTATACGTAAAAAAATTATTGAACAAAACTTGGCGTACTTAAATAATCGTCTTACATACTATATTGTAAAACTAGGTTTGCCACATCAAGTAGTATTTCAAAACGACTTAAATGTTGAAATTACTCAATTGGGTCAAGACTTAGACTTTGACAACTTATCACGTGGTGAACGCAATAGACTTATACTCGGTATGAGCTTTGCATTCCGTGATGTTTGGGAAAGTTTGTATCAAAACATTAACTTATTGTTTATCGACGAGTTAATTGACAGTGGCATGGATACTGCCGGAGTTGAAAGTTCTCTAAGTGTTCTTAAGAAGATGGGCAGAGAACGAGAAAAAAATGTATATCTTATATCACATAAAGATGAACTTATCGGACGAGTTAATCATGTGATGCGGGTAGTAAAGGAAAATGGGTTCACAAGCTACGCAAACGATATTGAAATAATAGAATAGGAATTTATGATTGATTTTATAATATTTGGAATAGTTGACAATGCAATAATGATCTTAGGAGCCATGACAGGGTTATCTATTGAAAAGTATTTGCCTAAAGCATTTCAAAAGGGAATTGGAACAGTAATTGGTGCAGGTATCGGCAATGCTGTGAGTGATTTTATGGGTGGTGCAACTACAGCAAGTTGGGAATTAGCATTTGGTACAGCATTTGGTTGTATTATAGGTCTTGTTTTTATTCCACTATTCAAAAAAATCCAAGACATGTATATTGAGAGAAAATAATGAAAATTGGTGTAAGAGGAAGTAATTTAGCACTTGCATACGCAAATCGTGTGTGCAATGAACTTCCGTGCGATACTGAAATTGTTGTTATTAAAACTGCCGGTGACTTAAATCCAGATGTGCCTATTCACGAAATAGGCGGTAAGGGAGTGTTCTGTAGCGCAATTGAAGTTGCGCTACATAATAAAGAAATTGATGTTGCAGTACACAGTTTAAAAGATATGCCCGGTGAAGAACATCCTGACTTAATTATTGCTGCAATGCTTAAACGTAATAGTCCACATGATGTACTTTTAGGAAAAATTAGTTTTGGGTGTACCATAGGAACTAGCAGTCCAAGAAGAATTGCACAGCTAACAGAATTATATAAAAATTTAGATATTAAAATAAAACCCATTCGTGGTAATATTGATACTAGATTAAAAAAACTTGACAATGCGGAATATGATGCTATAATACTAGCTGAAGCGGGATTAAAAGCGTTAGATATTAGACGTACATGGATGAGAATTCCTACTATTCCTGCCGTTGGGCAAGGAGTAATTGCGTTGCAAACTAGAAAAGACGATATTGAAGTTATTAACATTGTTAAAAAAATTAATCATGCAAAAACATTTGCTCAGGCGCAAGTTGAACGTGCATTTTTAAAGGGCATGGGAGGCGATTGTCATACGGCACTAGCAGCACATGCAACAGGAAGTGACCCTATTACGCTACGGGCAGTGTATTATGATTAATGATGATATACACGACCAATTAACCAAAGCGTATATGGAGTATTTTAAAGAAAATGACAAATTTGAAGCTCGTAATTCTGTGCGTACACACGCTTCTGTAAGAAGATGGTTACGTGAAATACGAAGATTAGCAAAATTACGCATGGAAGAAATACACGAAAAACATGTAACAACTAAAAAAACCATAAAAGGCAATAAAACTGAATAGGCACGGTAAGTATACTCATGCAGTGGACTTACGAAGGGAAGACAATAGACACAATACCAGACGAGTATGAAGGCTTTGTTTACCTCATTACCAACACCACTACAGGCCAAAAATACGTAGGCAAAAAACTAGCAAAATTTAAAACTACTAAGCCACCACTTAAAGGCAAAAAAAATAAAAGACGCGGCACTAAAGAATCAGACTGGAAGACATATTATGGTAGTTCAGACAGATTAAATGCAGATGTTGCTAAACTAGGCTCAGATAAGTTTACACGAGTAATTCTATATCTATGTAAAGGTAGGGGCGAAATGTCCTACATAGAGGCAAGAGAACAGTTTGATAGGCGAGTACTTGAAACAGATGATTACTACAACGGAATCATCAATGTTAGAGTCGGCGGATCAGACAAGCTCAAACAGGCATTGCTAGAACATCACATACAGGCAAAACATTCCAACACATAAGGTTAGCGGGCCAGTTTAAATTACCGCTGTGGAAAAAGCTCTCGTATAGAAGCACACGTACATATTGATCGACTACCCAGAGGTAGGAAGCCACCAAACAAATTGGGCTCACTGGTTGATATAGATTGTTTTGTTGGCAGTCGAAAAACACAACATAGTTCATAAAAACCCTTTAGCACTAGGAACGAAGCGGGGGAATAGTGTTACATATAATGTACATTGTATATTATAAGCAACATAATGTCGACGGAGGATGGGAAAGGTCAGAGCCCATTGAACTTGTGTATAAAAAATTACCTCTTTCCAATGTCTTGGCTGTGGCAGACTCACATGAAGCGCACTTTAAGATTAGATGGGACTAGAAATAGTTCCGTCTGACTAAAACAATCTACATGAAACTTAAACATTATTACATTCGTAATAATGCAATTATATTATATTATTCATATATAAATCATTTAATCAAAACGAAGTGTACATAGTTTGAGCGTTTAGCGAAAACTATTTGTTACGTAGTAACAAATCAAATATATTAATAAATATTATTATAGGATAAATATTATCAGTTAACTATTAAGGAATAATCATGAAGGTACATCACATCGTAGAAGCTGACACTGGAGCATGGGTTGCTAGGCGAGTTGGTAAGAAAATTTTAGTTATTCATTCTATTAGTGGAAATATAGTACCTGGAGGATTTAAAAATGGAGGCTCTGCAACACGGCTTGCTAACGAACTTAACAAGGCAGCACTTGGTTCAAGCGTAACACCTGCACAAACAGCAGCCGCTGCTAAAGCTAGTGACGTAAAGGTAACACCAATAACTCCTAAAAAATTAAGTTTGTACCAAAAACTTGCAAAGGTTGCTGGGAACTCAAAAAACCCAGTTATAAGTAAGGTTGGTAAAACCGCTTCTAAATTTGGTACGGCGGCCAAAGACGCTCCAAAAACTGCTGGCTTACCTGGTGATAAAGACATACCTAAAGCTACTGGAGCAATTAAAAAAATTAGAAACGGTATATTGAAAGTTTTTAAATCTTCTGTTTTAGGTAGAGCTGTTTCTGCAATGATTTCACTAGAACAAATAACTTATAGTCTTGACGGTTACTTAATAGAATATCAAAAAGCTGGGTGTAAAACTACACGCGAAGTAGATTATTGGCGAATTAAAATTGTAGATGAACTAATGACAGCTATAACAGCATTTTTCTTAGCTGGCGTAGCGACTGCCGTTGCATTAAAAGCAAC